TGTTGTAAGTTGGAATGTCTATTCCTATTGACTTGAATTTTGATGTGTCTGTCATTATACTACCCCCATGACTTATAAATACCCATTTATACCCAAAAAAAATAGAACAAGCAACAATAAGTATTTTGCAAAAAAAACTATTGCTATGGGATTAAAATTTGATAGTAGATGGGAAGCAGAACGTTGGGGTCAGTTAAAGTCTATGGAAAGAGCTGGTATAGTGACTCAACTAGAGCGTCAAATTAAATATGAATTAAGTATAAATAATATTAAAATATGTGATTATATTGCTGACTTTAGATATCTTCTCGAAGAAGAAGATGGGTTGTCTAAATTAGTGGTTGAAGACGCAAAAGGCATTTTGACACCAGAGTTTAAACTAAAAAAGAAGATGATGAAAGCTATACATGATATAGACATTCATCTCTCCTATAAAAATAAATCTAACTAATTTTTAGTTTTATTATCTCCTTTATTAAATCTTTTTTCAAGCTCACGTTTCATAATCTCAAGCTTTGACATATTTTCTTGATTAATAGAACTGCCAGGCCCATTCTTATAATTTCTTCTACGTTCTATTTCATTATTAGCCCAAATGAGTCCACACTTTACAGAACAGAAGTTACCAAATTTCATAACAAACTTATGAGTAAAACATTCCGTTTCATAATAAATCTTATTATCTGCTCCTTTTCTTGGCACTTCTTTTTTAACTGGTAAGTTACCAGTGTATCTCTCATTAGGTTTAGTACCATAAAAAGTTTTAGTTTGAGGCTTTGACTCTCTTTGACAGTTATAACAAGTTACAACATGACTAAGTTCTTTAGGTCCAGATTGACTATCATCTCTCATTTTTTTCTCCAAAAACTTTTTTCATTTCTAAATTACGAAGTTGCTCTAATTGCTCATTAACTTTACGCTTCTCTCTTCTTGCGTAACGATAATCTTTGGTCATCAATGCAACAGTTGAAGCAATAGACCTTTCATCTTCCTTTGCAATTTTAACGAAATCAGCATAAACATTCCCATGAACATTGAGAGATTTAAATTTATTTTTCTCTTCTAACTCCTCTAGTTCATACAAAGGTTCCATATAATTGCCATCTGGATCAGCAAATTTTTTCTCAAAAAAATTATGCAGTTTTTGATGAGCCTCTGCAATAGTAATGACACCATTCTCTGCTTCTTCAATAATTTTTCTTGAGATTTGATCCCAAGTTTCATTTGGCTTTTTTACCAAATGTTGCCGTATCTTTGGCTTTCTAAAAAATTTACCCACTTTATCCTCCATATGTAAAATTAAGTAAAAATAATTAAAGTATGTAACTATACATAATAGTAAATAAAATTAATGCAAGTATTTTTTTTTAAATTTAATTATTGACATTTAGGTTATGTGTGCCTATGTTGTAGGTATCTAGTGTCTATTTTATATAAAGAGAAAGGAATAATTATGGATTTAGATTTTTTACATATGCCTTTGCAGGATTTGTTCAAGTATCGTGAAGACTTGAAGAACCAAATCCAAGCGTTAAAGGATAAACAAGCTCATCTTAATGATGATCTTGCAATTAGGTTTGGCAACACTGCAAGAAATAAACTTGCAGATGATGGCAAAGATTATGGCTCTGTAACATTACATGAGCATGGCTATAAAGTTAAGGTTAGCTTGAGGCAAAAAGTTACTTGGGATCAAGAGGGTCTTGCACAGTCTTTGATGGATATGAGTGAAGATGATGCAAGGCACTACGCTAAGATTACTTATGGCATTGATGAACGTAAGTACAACAATGCACCTCCTGCTATCAAAGCAAAACTACAAGAACACAGAACTGTAGAACTTACTGGTACATCTGTGGATATTACGGAGGATAACAATGGCTCTTAAGATTATTACTGCTGATGAAAGATTATCAGAAAAGCGTGGTCATAAGGTTGTGGTTTGTGGTCAAAGTGGTGTGGGTAAGACAACTCTTGCCCGTACTCTTGACCCCGATACTACCTTATTTATGGACTTAGAGGCTGGTGATGCAGCTATTGAGAGATGGCCTATTGACGTTATTAGACCAAAAACTTGGGAAGAGTGTAGAGATTTTGCATGTTTCTTAGGTGGTCCTAATCCAGCTTTAACACCAGAGCAACCATATTCAGTTGTGGAGTATGAAAGAGTTTCACAAATGTATGGCGACTCAATTGAAATGATGAAGAAGTATGACTCCATCTTTGTAGATAGTATTACTGTAGCAGGTAGATTGTGCTTTCAATATTGTTTAGGACACCCTGATAATAAATCAGATAGAACTGGCAAAATTGATACAAGAGCCGTTTATGGTATGCAAGGTCGTGAGATGATGTCATGGCTTACACATCTGCAACATATTAGGTCTAAGAATGTTATCTTTGTTGGTATCTTGGATGAGAAAGTTGATGATTATGGTAGAACTTTGTATGAGTTACAAATTGAAGGTTCTAAGACTGGTCGTGAACTACCCGGTATTGTAGATGAAGTTATTACTATGGCAGTTATGCCAAGTGAAGAACATGGGCCATATAGAGCCTTTGTATGTCAAACACTTAACCAATGGGGTTATCCAGCAAAAGATAGGTCTGGTCAATTAGAAGTAATTGAAGAACCACACCTTGGTAAGCTATTGGCAAAAATCAGTGGTAGGTCAAGCGAAAATAGGGATTTAAATTTCGTTGACCCAAATGCAATCAAATCTAGCGAAAAAGGAGATACAAAATGATTGATTTTAATGAAGTCCCAATGGGTGGCGGCGGTGGAGGAGATTTTGAGTTAATCCCTGCTGGCACTGTAGCTCGTGTAATTTTAACTATGAAAAGGGGTCCTGAAGTTATTCCTGATTATTCAACACAACCTATGTTTAAGCAAGGTCAAACAGGCACAAAGTGGCTTGAATGTGAGTTCACTGTGGTTGGTGGCAAGTATGATAAGCGTAAGTTTTGGCAGAATATCATGGTTGATGGTGGGAAGATTAATCCTGAAAGTGGAATGCCTTGGTGTAAAGAAATTGGCATTAGAACTTTTAGAGATATTATTAATAGCACTTTTGGTCTTGATCCAAATGACACCTCACCAGAGGCAGCCATGAAGAGAAAGGTCAATGACTTAAACGTGCTTGATGGTGCAGAGTTTTGTGTCAAAGTAGCCGTTGAAAAAGGCACTAATGGCTACGCAGATAAGAATAAGATGATGGTTGCTCTTGCTGTAAATAGCAATGAGTATATTGGTTCTGCACAAGTACCTCAAACTAACAATACACAACCTCAACAACCTAATGGTAATAGTCCGTTACCACCTTGGGCAAAGAAATAGGTTTCTAGGTTTCTAGCGGCAGGACTACTTTCTCGTCTGCTAGAGTCGGTTTGGGTAGCACCGATGCCGCAAAGCTACCCATTTAACTAGGAAACAAACATGATTTTAAGACCATACCAAGAAGTAGCAGTAGACGACGCATCAACTGCATTAGATAAACACAAGAATACAATTGTGGTTGCACCAACTGGTGCAGGCAAAACAATTATGTTATCTGCATTGGTTGGCAAGAGATACAAGGTAGGTAACAAGGTTCTTATTCTGCAACATAGAGATGAGTTAGTAAGACAGAATAGAACTAAGTTCTCTAAGGTTAATCCAAACATTACAACCAGCATCGTTGATGGGTCAGAAAAAGACTGGTCTGGCAACACAATATTTAGCATGGTGCAAACATTATCAAGAGAAAACAATTTAAATAACATCAATCACTTTGACTTAGTTGTGGTTGATGAAAGTCATCATGCAGTAGCAGATACATATATGCGTATCATTGACAAAGTTAAACAAGCAAATGAATCAGTAGAGATTGTTGGCTTCACTGCAACACCTAATCGTGGAGACAGAAAAGGTCTTAAAAAAGTATTTACCAACTGCTCACATCAAATTGAGATTAACACATTAATCAGAGAAGGCTTTTTAGTACCACCTAAAACATATGTTGTTGATGTGGGTGTACAGAAAGACTTACAAAATGTTCGCAAGACAGTAACTGATTTTGACATGTCAGAAGTTGAAAAGATTATGAACAAACGTGCCATTAATGAGAAGATTGTTCAAGAATGGCAAGATAAATCTAGTGAAAGGAAGACAGTTGTTTTTTGTAGCACAATTACTCATGCACAAGATGTTTGCGATGAGTTCAGAAAGAAAGGTATCAGAGCAGAAATTGTAACTGGTGATACACCAAGCGAACAACGTAAAGAAATATTACATGATTTAGAACATGGTGATGTCCAGGTCGTGGTCAATGTTGCAGTATTAACAGAAGGCTTTGATGCACCACCAATTAGCTGTATTGTTCTTACAAGACCATGTTCATACAAATCTACAATGGTGCAAATGATTGGTCGTGGTCTTAGAACAATCAGTCAAGAAGAATATCCTGGACTAATAAAGAAAGATTGTATCGTTTTAGATTTTGGTACGAGCGTTCTTACACACGGATCACTTGATGAGGGCGTTGACCTTGATGGTGCTCAAGCAAACGTCAATGGAGCAACGCCACTTAAAAACTGCCCAGAGTGTCAATCTGAAATACCATTGTCATCAAGAGAGTGTCCTATTTGTGGCTATGAGTTTGGAACACAAGATAAAGAGGTTCTTGAAAACTTCACCATGACAGAGGTTGATCTCATTGATAGATCACCATTTAGATGGCTTGACTTGTTTGAGAATAATAGATGTATGATGGCAAGTGGTTTTAATGGATTTAGTTTAGTTGCACATTTAGATGACCTATCTGTGGCTCTTGTAAAGCGTAATAAAGGGCGTTTAAGGGTTGTTAGTGTTGGAACTAAGGAACAAGCAGTTGCGTCTGCTGATGACTTCCTAAGAGGCATAGAAGATGGTGATGGTTCAAAGAAAGGTAAAAGATGGTTAAATCAAGGTGTAAGTGTAAAGCAAAAAGACGCATTAGCACAATTAGGTCAGTTTGTTAGACCTATGGATTTTAGTTGGAATAAATATAAAGCAGCCTGCTGGTTAAATTATTTGTGGAATAAAAAAGAAATTGATGCAAAGATTTTAACCTATTACGAAGGAGATGATAATGCAGCGTAGTGAAGCGTTGAAAAAAGTAGACTTAATTATTAATGGACCAAGAGCTAAATCTCATGGAGATGCCACAGAGACACATACTTATATAGCTCAAATGTGGAATATATTATTGAGAAAAAAGTTAAAAGAGCCGTTAGACATACATGATGTTTATAGAGCTATGATTGGAATTAAACAGATTAGAAACAGTCAGAATCCAAAAGTTGATGATAACATGATCGATATTATTGGATACGCTGCATTAGCTTTGGAGGCAAAAGATGG